AATCAGATGATTAAACGGATACCCAATGGATTCAACAGTAGATCTCTGGGGCAAACAAACACACCTACACAAGTACAAGTACCCATTCCGTTCTGGTTCAGTCGAAACTCACTATGTAATGCACTCCCGATAGATGCCTTAGCAGCAGATACTGTACAGATACATGTAACGCTGAGACCCATAAAAGAACTCTATTTTACCGAAAGTAAGATTCCTGACTATGTACCGAATCAAACAGATACTTCGAAACAGACGTGTACAAATATGCGCGGAATTCAGGGCGCAGAGTTCTACCGTTTCAGTCCAACAGGAACAAAAGATATCAGCTTTGTCGATCCTTCACGAAAGACTGTATGTGGAATCAGTGGGGAAATAGTATCAAATATTAAAATGGCAACAAACTTCCCCATAGGTGACGCATACTTGTTATGCGAATACATATCACTAGAAGAGTCTGAAGCAGTTGCATTTAGGAGCAGTCAGCTTGACTATCGTGTTGAGCAACATTATATTGTTCCACCTCAAGCAAGTCAACGAGGTCCGAATGTTAGAGTAAGACTCCCATATAGTAATCCTGTTAAAGATCTGATATGGGTAGCCCAGAGACCTGATGTAAGCCTTTATAACGCTTGGTTTCTTTTTACACGCGATTTATATCCGATTACAACGACCTCTAAAGAATGGTGGAAGATCCCCTGGTGGCCAGATGCAGTTCAGACTTCAACAGATCAGACCCTGCCCGCTTTCAGACACGCCTATTCCGAACCCATCCTGGGCGCACAGCTCTCTTTTAGCAACGTAGTAAGGATGAATCATCAATCGAGTCCGTCGTTTTTCCGCACAGTTCTACCAATATTACATTATAGAAAGGCGCCCTTATACAATCGATACATCTATGTTTATCCATTTAGTCTAGCTCCTGGTGCAAGCGACGATAGATCTTTAGGAGAAAAGGTCTATCCACGTGGTCTATCAAACTGGGAAAAGCTACCGAAAAAAGAGCTTCAGTTAACTATGAAACCTGACTCTATGATGAACTATTATGATCTAAATATCTACGCCTACGTAACGACATATAATATCTTTCGCGTATTTGGTGGGCGTGGTGTGATGTTATTTGCCTATTAATAGAACGCCTGTAAAACTTAAGAACTCCTCCGTATGGGGAAATTCTTAACTTTTGTTTTTTTTCTATAATTTAAGGAAAAAGTTAATTACACTATTCTCTGTAGCTTTATCGTGATCCTTCCAAGTTGTCTTATAAAATGGAGCCATTTTATGTTTAAAATTATAGATCTGGTCTTTATCTATATCCTTGTAAATCCCACCACCGAACCTCCCTTTATTAAATGCTAACGGTCCGTATGGACCTATAGCAGAGAATTTTGGAACTTTGGACCAGAGCGTTCTAAAGATCTTATCGTTTTTACAGAGATTATAGAATAAGATAATTTGCCAATGGTATATTTTATCATCACCCTTCTTTTTCCAGAAATTAAGCGTTGCTTCCAACCATTTATCCAATAGATAGTTTCCTTTTTCTGCATATATAAACCAGTTACCTACGGCTCTATCAGGACCATATCCATCTCGACTAAATACAAAAAACCCTTCGTTAGCGTAAGGATGAAACCAGGCGTCAATCGGCTTTACGCAATAGTTTGTAGCATCAACCCAAAAACCACCATATATTTTCAACAACAGTAATCTAATTACATTAGCATAATGATTTGGAGACATTGATGCCCGTTGATCCTTTGAAATATGTTTACTAATATCAACGTATGAAGAGAGATTATTTTCATCTAATTTAACTATCTTCCACCCCTTATTGTGTTTAGCCCAGGACTCAACACATTTTTTTACAATTTCAGGAGCCTCATCAAAACCCTGTAACCATAAAACCCATATAATTTTTGTTAATGGTTGTTTTTTAACTAGCTTAGGCTTAATATTACACCATTTGTCAAGATCTTTCATCGACTTGAGCTTCCGTGTTTTTCTCACACTTTTAAACGTAACACCATCTATCTTATCGCTCTGATTAGGACACAAAAGCGCTCTTTTCGAAAGACCTTTGCGCTTTACATTCGTAAAATACTTTATTTTACGCGTTTTATCATCAATACTAAACCCTTCTATAGGGAATTCACATACATCGTATTTACAACATGAGCGGGTACCAAACCTCATCTACTATTGTAATTTTAAATTAGTCAAATATTCGATCACGCTGTTTGGTTCTAACTGGTCGCTGTATTTCCAAGAAAGTTTATAAAATGGCGACATCTTGTGTTTAATATTATAGATCTTATCCTTTGTAATAGGTTTAGGAAGCGACTTTCCTATCTCTAACGCCAATGGACTAAATGGTCCAAACCCAGGTACTTTTGGAACCTTCGACCAGATCTGTCGGAACCGTTTATCGGACTTTACTAATTTGTAAAATAAGACGGGTTGCCAGTGCTTATAATCTTCTTTTGATCTGTTAGCCCAAAACGCAAGAGTTTTTTCCAGCCATCTATCCACTATATAGTTGTCTTTTTCAGAATAGATAAACCAGTTTGCAATATATCTACTAGGTCCATAAGGCTCCCTATTAAAATCGGGGCTGTAAGCAAAAAAACCAGCCTTCAAGTACGGATAGATCCAAGATTCTAATGGTTTAACACAGTAGTTAGTAGCATCAACCCAAAATCCCCCATATTTTTTTAATAATAATAATCGGATTATATTGGCGTAATGGTTTGGGGACATTTCAGAACGTTGTTCCCGCGTCAGATATTTGTCGATATCTAAATATTTTTTTAGATTACTCTCGTCTATTTTAACTATATTCCAGTTTCTGTTATGAAATTCCCAGGTATCTACGCACTTTTTCACAATATCCGGGGCGTAATCGAACCCTTGTAACCACATCATAAATATAGTTTTCACTATAGGGTAAGGTGTAACAGATACAGGTTTAACATTACACCAACGATCTAGTCCCCTCATATTAAGAATCTTACGTGTTTTACGAATATTTGAAAATGTTTTTGATTTTACGTTTATCCCTTGATTAGGACATACAAGACCTCTTTTTCGTGTTGATTGTTTTTTTTGAAAAGTAGTAAAGTATTTAACAGGGCTGCCCTTTCTAGTGAACCCTTCAACAGGGAAATTACAAATGTCGTATTTACATCTATAACCGAGATTAGATAGGTTATTATCCATATCTAACTTTATATTTTACTCCCTACTACTAACCAAGTATTAAAACTATTACATTAAAACAGAGTGTTTTTTATTCAATTTTAAAGTTACAGTAACAGGTTTTGATGCCAACCTAGGAAAGCTACAATGCGCTGATCTCCCCCAGTAAGCAAAATCCACAACACCATTCCACTCTTCGCCTGTTCTGATATAAGTATTCATATGTGAGCGCAGTTCACTAACGTGAACATCGTCAGAAGGTAATAAAAGCGAGTCTGTTATCTTTTTCATAATAGCTAGACATTCACGAACGCGATCATTTTGTGATTTATCCATATAATTCACAAAATGTATTAAGTCCCACTATTGACCGCATCTACAGCCTCCAGTAGTTGCTTCACAAGCCCAATAGAGATTTTTGCCTTCGATAAAGAGCTGTCGCAGTTCAAAAGAAGGGAACTGAATATTACAAGCAGTAAATTTAGTACATTGCGCAGTTAGACAGTCACCACTAGGGTTTAGTAATGCAGCTTCGTTAATTTTATTAAGATAATAGGTTTTAGCCCTTCGTGCACGCCCAGTGTCAGAACTCTGCATCTTACTATTTATTTGGATTTAATTTCAGATTCGTAAGCCTCTTCCATTTCGGGGAGAGAAACTTCGCGGTAGTCACGAAACATATAGTTGGGTGTTTCAATCACGGAACCGGTTGTTATTACGTGATTAAATACACAGTTACACGACTCTGTCTTAAACATATGCGCTGCACGCACCCAGGTCTCTGTTTTCTTGTTCCATATGAGTTGAGCCGCAGCAACACGAGTATTATCAGGTAACTCTACAATCGAATTCACCTTTTCTTTAACTAGACCTTTTACGACACCACCGTCATATAAAACATCGCCTATAACTAGATCAGCTAGAGCTACCATCTTACCACCAACTACACGAACTTGAGTAGTTGGATCTAATCCAAGACTATAATTAGAAACACCTGTCCCAGAAACGCCACTATTTAGGGATCTCTCAGCTAATGCTTGTGTTTTCTTAATTACAACCGCTGACTCCGATTCATCGTAATCGCTAAAGAGCTTACCGTTGATAAAGAGAGTATGAGTACTGGTATTTAGGCAGATTAACCGTTTTAACGAAGGGGTCCATTTAGAATCGGGATTTGACCCAGCTTCTATCCAAGAGTCAAGCGAATTATAGCGCATAAAGTGTTTAGAACTTACTACAACACCGTTTACTGATACCATCGGAGTTTCTGACCCATCGAACTCGAACAGCGATGTTACTATGGGGGCAACTCCATTTACTGGAGTTAATCTATCCCCTATCTTGAGAGTCTTAATTGGTACTAATTGACCAGACTCTAGTTTTATAATCGTTTCAGGGTCAAAACAGAATTCCAGTAGAAACTTCACTAGATCGTTATTAGCAACATTGTTCGCCGCCTGAAGACCGGATAGACCCATAAAAATAACAGCGTAGAAGGTTGAGTAGAGGCGCCCCATCAGATTCATGATCTTAAAAAAACTCATACGGATTGTAAAAAGTATAAATTGAAATCTATCGCGGAAAGAGCCCATAAGGCGCTCCATTCCATTTAGGAGATTGGCAATGAGATAGCGGAAAGAGTTAGCGACATTTGAGATAGTACCAACAATATCAGTAAAATTCGCCATTACCCCGTATACAGGTGCTAAAACAGCACCAGCGTTCAAAGAGAAAATATTTTTCATACAGAAATTAAAGTTTTCTGTTGCATCATAGCCAAATAGTGAAGCAAAAGGCATTATAATAGGATTACAACGATATTTGGGCCAGTTATTGAAAACATCTGCTATACCACCCCCCATCACTGTCCAACATACAATTACTATCTGAATTATAGTTATTACAACAAATTTAATAAGGGTCCAGTAAAAATTATCTGTATAGAGTTTAGTTAATTCTTCAATTGTTGGTGTGTAAGCAGCAGCAGTCTGAATAACTGCTAGAGGACTTGGTGTTTCTCCTAAACTTGGGTTTCCTATTGCTGGCTGTGCCACAGACATCTCCTACAGAAATCATTTAAAATAAGAGACTACAGAATGCCACGCACCGGAAAGTACATTTATAAGCTAACAAAAATATTTTTAAAGCTTATAAAATAAGTCTATTTCTAATGTGTTCGGCGACAGGTTTTTTTTGTTTTTCTCTGACCACCTTTGTGATTTTTTAGCAGATTGTGCTTTTTGTCTCCATTTTTGTCCCCATTCTTATGCGTCTTTGTATTGTTTTCATCTTCTGTATTAATACGTTTCTCTTCATTTTGCTTCCCTTCATTACGTTTGTCTAAATTATTAGGTTTCTCATCATTATGTTTATTTTCCCCTTCGTTACGTTTATCTAAATTATTAGGTTTCTCATCATTACGTTTATTCTTCCCTTCATTATGCTTCTCTAAATTATTACGTTTCTCTACATCATTAGGTTCTTTGACTCTCTCTTCATTAATCCTTGACGAATTTCTATTCGTAGAACTGTTTTTGGCATCCCAATTGCTTGTAGCAAAAAGATTGCCCATCCCTATAATATTAAAAGAAATAATGAATTCTTTTAATAAATATATAAAAACGTTAATTTAGCGGCGTCTAGTAGAGCTTTTGCGACCCTTGCGTTTTTTCCGTGAACCGCCTGAAGTGGGTTGTGAGTTAGAGGGTTGTGAATTACTTGAAGGAGCCATATTTATAGCCTGAGAATTAGTGGCAGGTGCCGAGAAAAATCCGAATCCGCTTGAATTTGCTGGAGGAGCAGGTTTTGAATTAGATGAGGGGTTCATATTGATGGATTCTGTAGTAGGTTTAGGAGCAGAGTCGGGTACAGATCCGGTACCAGTTGGATCAGTAGAAGAACCAGTAGAAGAACCACTAGCTACTACTGCGGTTCCTAGAACTGCACTAGTAGCAGTTGAACCAACACCAGAAGTTAAATACGAATGCTGAGTTTGTCCACCACGATTTTGTTCAACAACCTTTTGTGCAATATTAGCGATATATTTTTCAAAGTTATGAGGATTTAGACTCTGTGTTAAAACAGTACATTTAGCAGGACCTTTGCTAGGGACAGACTCCTGAACCTTCATAATCCACCCCAACTGAGTAAACATAGCATTGAAAAGACCATTAGCAGTACCAACACTTACGTAATCTTGCCAGTAGTTATGAGTTTGATCCCTTTCGATCATCCCTAAGAAACAACCGTTGTTTATGAAAAGTGGTACTGTTGACCCAGTTCCCATATTAATATCGTGTTTTTCAACAGCACCATAGGCGCTGATCCACACGGTTCCTTCTGTCCCCTGATTAGCTGATACAGTTGTATAGGTCAAATTCTCACCGATAAACATCATACGGAAATTGCTAAAAATATTAATATTACCACCGACGTTCATATTGGGGGTGCAAGCAATAAAACTCTTATCAGCAAAGCGCCATGTCTCACCTGGTTTAATATCTACTTGTACTACTGACCCCTGTATGAGTGGGGATAGAACCATTTTGAGAATATTCTGTGTAGGATTTACTATTGCATTTTGTAAAGTACTAGCCCCCGTTATACCGCGAAAAATGGCATCAAAAATGCCACCACTGCCCATAGTCGCACTAGTACTGAGACCTCCGTCCATATAGGAAAGTGTCTCTTGATTAGTAATAACTGATGCACCGGGGCTAATGTTGAATTTTAATATATCAAACCCGCCGTGGTTTTCGATATTTGCACCTAAATTTGCGAAAGGACCTTTATTGAGCCCAGCAGCTTCTGTTCCAGTAGAGCTAACAGCACTATTTGGGGGAATATTCTTAGCATTTGGTGCAGGTTTACCGGTTCCTGCACTTTCAGGAATAGGTACTTTACTTACATCCGGAACTGCATTTTTACCAGACATTTCTATTTAATACAATGTTTTTATTACAAATAATAAAAGTATTACTACGGTTGGTACAGGCTTTAAAGTTAAATATGACTTTCGAAGAGTTATATTTAACTTTAGGGTTATGTTTATTTAGGCGAAGGCAAAGACCAATCGATAAAGAGTCTAGAATCAGTTATATATATTGAGGAAATACTAAGTCGACTTTTTAAATTTTCTATAATCTTTTCGAGATAGGGTGACGAATTATCATTAATTTCGTATGTTAACATACTTTTTTTATAGTTAAACTGTTCATATAAAACAGACTGAATTATCGACTCTGTCTTCTTTTTAATTATTGAATCTGTATAAAGCGTCATAAACTCATCTACTGATAAGTTCTGTAGTTGCTCTGAAGTTATCATTAAATAATAAACACGAAGGTCTACCTTATATCCTAATCTAATACTTCTTTACCTGAATAACTGGACCACGCGCCCGTGTTCCCGTCTTACTAGGATCGAAGTCCTCACCACCGCCATCCTGATTTTCAGGCTGAGGGACCCAGAACTCAGGAGCTCCGATTCTGAAATTAGGATGTGATGAAGCCTTGTACCAGAAGACTTGATCCTCTATCTTATTTGACTTTGCGTTATTATCGATGACTAAACATTCGTAGTTCTCCGTACACTGGTCCATAATCTGTGAAAAGGAGTCGAAGTCAGGAAACATACCTGCGAACTGCTCATAAAGCCGCTTTCTGTTAGCTACAATATTTTCACGTAAAATGAAAACATAATCGATATTTGTTCTTAAAACAGGGGGAATACCCATACAGTATTGAAGAGCTACAATATAAAGAATCTTCCAGTGACGCCCGTTCATAAATAAGCTACGAATAAACTTGTCACGGGTCCAGTTAGCGTCGTACATACAATCGTCCATAATCATAAATGTTCTAGGGTCAACAGAAGAAGTACCACGTGTTTCGAAGTCCTTCTTGATCTTTAAAGCCAGTGTCTTCTGTCTTTTTAACAGATTGCCGATAATCATCGGATTAAATTCCTCGTGGATGAAAAGGGGGGGAATAATAGAACCGTAAAAAGAGTTAGCTGCCTCAGTACCACTAATAACAGTTCCAATGGGTATACCACGATGATGAAATAAAAGATCGCGAATCAAAAAAGATTTACCAGTATCTCTTTTACCGATAAATACGACAACTTTGTCGTCCTTGATTCGCGTCATGTCAAACTTTTTGAGGCTTAGATTCATAACCTTCCGCCCGGAGGGGGCCACGGCATCAGGTAGAATATGGTTACTCATACAACTAATTCTAGGAAGGAAACTGAAAACACTTCCGGGCCGCGGCACTAATTTATTTCATGTTCCTCAGCTTCAAACAGCAAATGGCACCCAAGCGACAACCAAAAAAGTCCAAGAAGGTGGTGGCCCCCCCGCCATCTTATTTGCCTCGGGCAAAACAGTTATCCCGGGAACTATTGCCAGAGGT